CTGATATGTACTCAGACTTACGAGACTATAAAGGCAAATCAACATCTAATACCATTGGACTTTCCGCATCTGCATCCACTGTTTTGATGCTGGGGTGCGACAAAGTTATAGCTTCTCCAACCGCTCAATTTATGATGCACAACGTACAGACAGGCGCGCAGGGAGATTACCGAGATATGGAACAAGCGGCAACATTTCTCAAAAACGCAAATGAAACAATCGTTAATGCTTACGAAATAAAAACAGGAATGGACAGAAGCAAGCTTGCTGCAATCATGGACAGTACAACATGGATGACGGCACAGCAGGCAAAAAGCCATGGATTTATCGATGAGATATCTCTCAAAGAAGGCGAAAGCCTTTCAGACTTGCAAATCTCTGCGGTTATGTCCATGAGTAGCCGTGCCTATGCCGTTGCATCGATAGACACGATGAAAATGCACGAATATGCAATGAAATTCAAAGGGGATCCAGAAAAACCAGCAGAATTACTGAATGAGAACAGGGGCGAAAGCGAGCCTGCATCAGATAAGCCAAAAGAAGAACCCGAAAAACCAGACCTATCCGCACAAACGGCGGGGTTCAACAAACTAAAATTAAAATTATTAGGAGGTTTTTAGGAATGGATGGTAAGAAATTAATCGAACTCAAACAGGAAAGAGCCACACTGGTTACTGACATAAGAAATAGCATGAACGATTTCGAAGGTAAGGAAATGGGAGCCGAGGAAAAAGCCACACTTACCAAGAAGGAAAACAGGTTTGACGAAGTTAGTAGCATGATCCTTAAAGAGGAACTTCAACTCAGCAGAGAAAGGCAAGTAGGCGAGAAATTAAACGATGACGACAAAACGAAAGACAAAGGCAGAGTTGACGAAGTACAAGCGGCTTTTAAAGACTATATCACGACCGGGAGCGCGACCGCATATCAAGTTTACGACGCCTTACAGCAGGATAATCCGACACAGGCCGGTTACCTAGTACCGCCTGAACAATTTGTGAACGAGCTAATCAAAGAGTTAGCCGATGCTACTTTTATGCGGCAAAAAGCCAGGGTTCTCCCTCCACTGAAAAATGCACAGTCCCTCGGATATCCGACGCGCACCTCAGGGATGAGTTCTTTTGCGTGGGGAACTGAAATTTCAGCACCTACGCCAGACGCTAGCCTGGCATTCGGCAAAAGAGAATTCAAGCCAAATCCTGGTACCTCCGAAATCCTGATCTCTAAAACCCTTATTCGCAACGTGTCGAATGCCGATGCTCTGATCCGTTCAGAAATTGCGGAGGAAATCGGAGCTGAATATGAAACAGCTTATATGACAGGCGATGGTTCAGGGAAGCCGCTTGGGCTATTTGTTGCGTCCAACGATGGCATCCCAACTTCGCGTGACGTTTCGGCCGGCAATACGGCTACGGAAATTAAGTTTGATGGCTTGCTGGAAGCAAAATACAGTGTCAAGAAAAAGCATCAAGCCAATGCTGAATGGATCTTCAACCGCATGGCAATTAAACAGCTTGCCAAGTTGAAAAACAGCGATGGTCAATATATCTGGCAGGCGTCCGTCGTCTTGGGTACCCCTGATTTACTACTTGGCCGACCAGTGAACGAATCTGAATATGCACCCGCTATATTTACCTCCGGCCTATACGTCGGACTGTATGGAGACCTAAGAAACTATTGGATCTGTGACAGCTTAGCAATGGAAATCCAAGTGCTCATGGAGCTTTACGCGCGCACGAACCAAGTGGATTACATGACGCGCATTGAGACAGACGGCGCACCTATAATGGCTAACGCTTTTGCAAGAGTTAAACTTGGCTAAATTAATCTATAGGTGGCTGCTTCGGTGGCCGCCTAAATAAAAAATTGGGGGTAACCAAAATGATTGAATCCTTGTTGAAAGCATCAAAAACAGATAAGGTCTTAGTCGCTACAGCCGCAGGGACAGACGACACCCTATCGGGAGATATTCTCGATCTACAGGATTGCGACAGTGTAACAGGCATAGCGATCTTGGGTGATGTTACTACCACATCGGTGGTAACTCTGAAAGCTTACACCGGAGACGAATCGGCGCTAGGTGATGGAGCCTATGAAACTGTAAACGCAACGGTAACGGCAGATGCAACAAGCGCAGACAACAAGCTGCTTATCCTTGATGTTGTCAAGTCGGGTAAAAGGTATTGTCGCTTTGACATTGTCAGGGCAACAGCGAATGCCGTGGTTGATGGGGTTGTTGGGATTCGGTATAACTTCCGAACAATTCCGACTACGCAGAGCACAGATGTTGTTTCGAGCAATATCTCAGTTAATTAAATAAATAATGGGAGGTAGAAAAAATGGCAATTCCAGATGGATACAATACCCAGCCAATTGTGGAATCGTCGGAGCAGATGACGCTGACAACGAATTCGCAAGTACAAATGTAGTTCCAAATGCCGACGGGTCACTATTAGAAAGGATAGAAGACGTTAAGGATACTGTAAACGCAAGTGACGTGCTTCTCGGGACTATTGGTGATGTTGCCGGAACTGACACTATAATAGCCTTGCTAAAAGCTATTAAAGTAAAGACAGACACAATAGTGTAATGAATAGGCGGCCTTCGGGTCGCTTTTCCTTTGGAGGGTAATATGTATAACTTAACACTAAAGGCACCTCCTGAAACTGAGCCTATTTCACTTACAGAAATCAAGGATTATTTGAAGATCTCTGACTATGCAGATACATCGGCAGGCCTGACGATTGAGGAATCTATCCTGATCGCAACTAGAACGCCTGGCACAGTAAACGGAACATCAGTTATTGTCTTGGGTTATGTTGCGACGGTGGAACTAAATGTCGGTACCATACTTGCATCCGGGACGCTTGACGTAAAGGTACAAGAGAGCAACGATGATGCCACATGGATTGATTGGTATAGCTTTGAACAAGTGACCCCTGTAGCCGATAGTCAGACGCTTAAAATTCAATACACCGGTGATAATAAATATATTCGAGTAGTCGGGGTGCTAGCAAATGCGAACGGTGGCTATGCAGCTAATGTTATCTTGAATCAAGGTTATTCCGCCGAGGATGTTTACCTAACAAGTCTTATCACAGCAGCAAGAATTTACTGTGAAGAGTATCAGAACAGATGCTATATTACGCAAACCTTCGAGTTAGCGTTACCTTATTTCCCCAGCGAGATTGAAATCCCTAAAGGCAATCTGCAGACAGTTGACAGTATAACCTACAAGGATAGCGCAGGGACGGTTGTACCCTTGGTAGCGGAAACTGACTACGTGACCAGCATACGGGGGATTGTGGGTAAAGTTGTACCCGCGTATGGAAAAGCGTTTCCATCGTTTGTGCCTTATCCGTTAGACGCAGTAGTCGTTACATTCACCTCCGGATACGGCTCGGCTTTAGATGTTCCCGAGACAGTTATACAATCCTTAAAGTTATTAATTAGTCACTGGTTTACACATAGAATACCATTAGACCAAGCGATGGGGAGTACCAAGGAAATTGATTTCACACTCAGTGCTTTATTGTGGATGAATCGTATTGTTAATGTGTAAAAGGGAGTGGTAGTTATGATTAATCCCGGAGAACTGACACATCAGATAGTTCTCCAAATTAAGTCTATTTTTCAGGATAATGAGCTCAATGTAATCGAAGTCTGGAATGATTGGAGAAAGATATGGTGTAAACCCATACCGAAAACAGGCCGCGAGTTCTTCAAAATCCAAACTGTAAATTCCGAGATCACCGAGGCCTTCAAAATTCGCTACATCGCGGGCGTAAATCCTCATCAGCGTGTAAGGTTCAGGGGAAATTTACTTGAAATCATCGAGGTGATCAATGAGGGAGAGAGGAATAACACCTTATTATTAACTTGCAAGGGGGCTATTTAATGGCATCAATCGAGCTATCGGGCATGGATGAACTACTTGCTCGGCTCCAAAGGACAGCTCAGAATGTCAGCGAGGTCAAGAAAAAAGCACTCATGGCAGGAGCGGAAATAATACGAGACGAAATTGAAGCACGCGCGCCTGTGGACACCGGAACGTTAAAAAACAACATAGTGACGGACCCGAAAGGTGATGAGTACGTTGACGTGGGGCCAGATAAGGACGCTTATTGGGCCAAGTGGCAGGAATTAGGCAGCACTAAACAAGAGAAAAAACCTTTTATTGAGCCCGCATTTTTGACAAAGCGCAGAGAAGCTCAAGCGGCCATGAGGGACGTGATCAAGGAGGCAATTGACCTTGGTTAATCAAAAACCTGCTATTGCAACGGCGCTATCAACGGATGGGGAGCTTATTGCCTTAATACCGAAAACTAGGATGTTTTCCAGTGTGGCCGCATTTTCAGGAACACCGATACATCCGTATCTTACCTTTGTTGAAATTATGAACATGCCTGAAATGTTTTCTGATGACGAAGAAACGGAATCGTCGATTACGGTAAGAATAGACCTTTGGAATACGTCAAGCTTATCTGTTATCGCCAGTCATGTCGATAGAATTATGAAGTCAATAGGATTTGGAAGAAACTGGTCTATAGACAACGATGAAATGCTTGACGACGGGACGCGAATATTTCATAAATCAATGTCGTTCAGCGGGACATTTACCTTTGTAACTTGATGTAAATATGGTATAATTAAGAGGTGGGATAGGAGTGCACACCGACAAGAGGACTAGCCTTAGTCCTCTTCCCACATAGCAACTAAGGCGACACGAAAGGCGGTGTTTTTATTATGGGGGAAGCTAAAGTATGTTCGAGGTGTGGAGAAGATTTCCCACCAACTAGTGAATATTTTCATCGACAAAAGGATGGTAAAAATGGGTTACGCGCGGATTGCAAGAAGTGTGTAAAGAAATCATCTCACGAATACTACGAGCTGAATAAGGAGTCAATCACTAAGTATAATAGGGAATATGACCGAGTTAACCAAAAGAAGACTACTGAACGGCAGAAAACATATCATATCTTACACAATGAACATCGCATTGATTATGGTAAAATATACCGTGAAAAAAACAGAAAACTTTTAGCGGAGAATAAAAGGAAGTCCTATAGGGCAAACCATGAAGCAATGCTTGCGATGAGTAAGAGATATAAAGATTCCCACAGAGTTGAAATAAGGGAACGGGATAAAATATGGAGCCTGGCAAATAGGCCGAAGATTAACATTGCACATCAAAGGAGAAGGGCGAGAGAACGCCAACTTTTGAGCACTTTAACATTTGTTCAATGGGAATCAATTAAACAACACTTTGATAACAAATGTTGTTACTGTGGGGAAGAAAAGAAACTAACAATTGAACATTTTATACCTGTAAGCAAGTCAGGTGAGCTAAGTATCAATAATGTTTTACCATCTTGCGCATCCTGTAACTGCAGCAAAGGTGCTAAATTACTAAACGAATGGTATCCACGGCAACCTTTCTACAGCAAAGAACGAGAACAAAAGATACTAAAATATTTAAACTACAAAAACAAAATCCAACAATTTTCACTCTCTTTCTGAGAGTGATTTTTTATATCTAAAAATGAAAA